AATTATCTAATTGCAGAAAATCAAAAAGGATATGCTAAACTAAAACAAGATACACAAACATTGGATATTGATGAACAACGCAACATTATGACTGAAATTCATAATTCTGAAATGCGTGAAACTCTTCATTATTTCATGGATGCATATATTACATATTGTTATGAAAATTTGAATTACATTTTTAATAGTGCAGCAGATATACATGTTGCAGATTCAATTCTTCATATTTTTGAAACACGAGAAAACATAGAAGACTTCAATAAAAAAGCTTTGTATATTTTTATCCGAGAACGTACGGGGTTAGAAACAACGAATATTACGCGTGTTATCAAAACCCTTAAGCAAATCTACGAAACCAAATTTAAAGAATACGAACAATCAGACTTCATAAATTTGCCATTTTGATATTTATATTTATATAAATGTTTGAAAAATGGATAAAAACGAAGAATTATTTAAAGGTACTACTTTTGCAGACTTGATGTCTGATGTGTATCATAACAGCAAAAAGAAAGACCGACAAATTTCTCAATTGATTGCTCAGTTGCAGCCATTGATACGCAATGCATCTGATGCTACAATCATTGTACCTTTAATCAAAGAATATCTTGATGTTGCAGTTAAAAATGATGATCATTTAGTCAAATTAACTGCAATCGTCCAACGTTACATCTCAACCAAACAAACTATTGCAGGCGCTGATTCGTTGCTAAGTGATGAAGAAAAAATGCAATTAATTCGCATGGCAGAAACTACACTTGAAACAGAATTAACTGATGAAATTGAAGATTTGCGTAACATGGATCTGCAAGAAAAAGCCTTGCAAAACAAAATAGATCAAGCAAAACAAAAGTTATCAAATGACTGATGAAATTAAATTTGAATTGGCTGAAGTTATTGGAATCAATGGTACGTTGCAATACATTGAATCCAATCCAACGCAAATAGGCAATTCAGATCAGCTTTTTTCTATACAAGTTCAAACAGTTAATCGATACACAAAAAAACGAGATATTCGTACGGCGCGACCGGCAAACATCAATGATTTACAAATTCCATTAATTGGCGAGCATGTATTAATATTTAGAGCATACAATCAAGAAACTACATTAACTAATACTGGTATACAATGGTATTATCTTAAACCGTATGCAATACAATCAAATATAAATGCAAATTTAGTTCCCGGAATATCATATCGTGAAGTTATAACCGAATCAGATGCTGAATCTATTAAGGCAGGAGTTGCATTTACAACTGCATCTGTATCTCCATTACAGCCATATGAAGGTGATGTTATTTATCAAGGTCGTTGGGGAAATACAATACGATTAGGTAGTACCGTTAAAAATGTATCTTCGTTAGTTCAGCCAACTTGGCAAGGTAATAATGACGTAGATCCGATAATTATTATTTCAAACGGACAACGCAATTTACCTAGTAAACGATTTGTAGTTGAAAACATACAAGAAGACCCAGCATCAATATATTTAACTAGCAGACAACGTATACCATCGTTTAAATTAAACAATACATTGTATCAAGGTATATCTGAATCTGAATTTGATTATCCGCAAATTATTGCTACTGCTGATAGAATTACTTTACGTGCAAAAACGGATCATGTAATCTTAGATTCGCAAACCGGTATTGAAATAAATTCACCTAAAATATATTTAGGGACATCAACAGATAAAGAACCTTTACTTCATACCGAAGCAGTTGTTGAACTTTTACAAAAAATAATTGACACTATACAAATAGGTTTTGTAGATGCAGGAGGCAAGATATCAACGCCTGTATACAAGAATTTGCAAGACGCTGGACTTTTATTAAAACAAATAAAAAACTACAACGTAATGGTTGATAAATATAAAAACTAATGGCAATTGGAGCAACTATACCGGCAAAGTTAATACAACGAATAATTCCGTTGTTAATGAAACAAACTGAACAACTTTCGAAATTTGTATCTGATTTTACAAATAGAATTATGCAACTTAATTCTAAAACGCGTTGTTCCGATCCTAAGATAAAACAATTAAAAACAGATTTAGAAAAAATTTTACAACAAATTAATACAATCAAACAAGGTCTTAACTCAATTAATAATATAGTACCAGTTATAACAACTGTATCTGGTATTGCACAAGCATTGAAAACAATTCAATTGGCCATTCCATCCGTTCCGGGCGTGCCAACAGGGCCTGTAACTGAATTAATCAATACATTTGATAATTTAGGTACAAATGCAAAATCATCTACAAGTTCATTGCAAGGATTAATTGATTCTATTAATACTCGATTAGATATGATTAATAAAACATTGGCCAATGGAATCGATAAATTGTCTTCTATTTGTAATTCTGAAGCATTAGATGTTACTGCAGAAATTGCTGCCGAATTAAACGGATTAAATTATGATGATATTGCGCCAACCAGATTTTATACGGAATTAAATGTTTCTGATGATGACATTCAAACTCGAATTCAACTCATACAAGATTTAATAGAACAACAACTCAATGTTTTACAAAATCTTAAAGAAGCTCCTAGTAAAGTTATTTCAAATACACAATCACCGGCTGCTAGTGTTGGAGATATCGATGATTATTATATAGATACTACTAATCAAGTAATTTATGGCCCAAAAACTGATTCAGGTTGGGGCAGTGGCATAAATATCTAATCAAATTTACATTCATTGATATTTATTAATAAAGTTATCATATGGATTCAAAAACATTAATTAAAGCACTTAAAATAGCCGTACGTGATGTTATTAAAGAAGAATTAACTGAAATACTTCGCGAAGGGTTACAATCTACTATCAATGAGATGAAATCTACATCTCCAACACCGGTTAATCGAGCAACGGGCAAACCAGTGCAACACGCAACAACAAAAAACAAAGTACAATTTCAACGTACGGGGTTCGCAGATATTTTAAATGAAACTCCTTCAATGAAAGAATCATCGCCATCTGTATCTAGTTTTGCAGATATGATGAATGAAAATTATCAAGATTTAAGTTTTACGTCTGCAGATGCACAAGGATTCGGAATGTTACGTACCGGTCAACAACCAGCTGCTCCGCAAGTAATGAATGATCCGGAAACGGGAAAAACATTCGAAGTTGATCCAATTGTAGCAAAAGCAATGAATCGTGATTATTCTGCTTTAATGAAAGCAATTGATAAAAAGAAAGGTAAATAATGGCATATGTATTAGTAACAGATAATGTTGGAAATCAAACACTACAACCATTAGGTGTCGGGTTGAATTTTCAAAATACTGAACTATTTCAGTCTGTTATTAATGTTAATGAACAAGCCACAAACAATTTAAAAAATTTATTACTAACAAAGATTGGAGAACGCGTTGGACAACCGACGTTTGGATGTGATTTATTATACATATTGTTCGAACCTAATATCAATGATATCAAAGATGATATAAAAACCTTTATTACAACGCCTGTTGCATATTGGTTGCCATATATTAATATAATTGATATTGTTATAAACACTGCACAAGACAATCCTAATCTACAACATGATGTAGAAATTAAAATAGTATTTTCAATTGACGAAACTAATATACAAATATTGAATATTGCTACTGATTCAACCGGAACTATTACTACTACAACCGAAAATGGAATTTAAACGTGGAAACAAAAAAAGATATAAATTATTTATCAAAGAATTTTAGTCAATTTAGAACAAATTTAATTGACTTTGCAAAACAGTATTTTCCAAATACATATACAGACTTTGATACTTCATCGCCAGGTAGTATGTTTATCGAAATGGCAGCATACGTTGGAGATGTTTTAAGTTTTCATGCAGACACCAATCTTAAAGAATCATTTTTGCAATATGCATCAGAACGAGAAAATGTTTATGATATTGCTCGAGCATTAGGATATAAACCTAATAATATAGTCCCGGCTTCTGTAAATTTAGATGTATTTCAATTGGTACCTGCAACAGGAACGGGTGTCAATGTAGTTCCAGATTTTAATTATGCATTGTCAATCAAACCTGGAATGATAGCAAAACAAAATAATGGTTCAGCAACATTTCGTACTCTAGATACCATTAATTTCATGTTTTCTTCTTCATATGATCCGACAGAAGTTACAATATATGAAGTAGATAATGCAACTAAATT